TGCCTTATTGTAGTCAATCGTCTTCTGACGCAGATAGTCCACGATCGCCTCGAACACCTCCGGAGGCGCATCCAGCAGATCGTTCGGCCCGATACCAGTCTCCACAGAGACTTGAGCGACTAATCCGATGTAGGACTGGCTGATGCGCCTTCGTCTAAAGGGTCCGGCTCCTCATCACCGAAAACCCAACCCACATTCTCCAGTTCCTCAAGCCAACCTTCGAACGGTTTCACGACACGACCAGACAAGCGCACACATTCATACGCCAGCCAATACACATGCTCCATCGACAGATCATCTTTGAAGATCTTCGTGAACGGCATTTTGAAATGACGTTCAAAGTTCACCGCAGCACGCGGCGAAACCTTCACATCAATCAGTTCACCGGCGTGCTCGACACGCAAGCCGACACCAGACACACCACTCATTTGCTGCCCTCCTCAGTCACATCAGACGGTTGTCTTAGTGATACCACCCGAAACCGGCCATGACACATCAGCCGTCAACAGATCACCAACAGCGCCAGCAACCGGCGCCCACTCCGACACGAGAACCGTGAACGTGTACAACGGATTGTCGGTGGCGGTCGTGACGTTCACCGGCTTCACCGTGATCTCAGTCGTCGTACCCAACAGCGGATAGATCGTCTGCTCGACCTCGGAGGAAGCGAAATCCTGATGGAAGGATGCGGAGAACGAATGATCACCGAGACCGGCAACCCTGGTCACAGCAGTGTTTCCGAATGCGGTCGTTTCCACCTCGGCGAACGACATGTTCAGCGACACCTGGGCGATCCGATCGGTCAGATCAACCGAGTTGATCGTGATCTTCGGATTGTTGAAAACGAGCTTTGCCATGTTCAGTCCTCTGCACTCTCAGATTTGACGTCTGCTTTGATCTTAGCCTCGACCGGCACAATATGACCTGAATCGAGCAACGCCCCAATATTACATCCGGCCAGATCGAAAGAATCCACAATCTGCCCAGCCTTACCCTCGGCCAGCCGTCCGCTCACAATCTTGTATTTCATGCGTACACCTCAACATTGAATTCCACCGACAGGTAGATCACTTCCTGAACATTGATCGACGTGACATTCCCACCGGAGGTCACCTGACAGGTTTGAACTGTTCCGCACAATGTCGGGTCCTTCTCGATCGCAGCTCTCACCGAACCAGCCCCATCCCACGACAGGAAGTTATCGAGTCGCTGTTGGGCGATCCGGTCTGAAGCTCGAGCGACCACGACACTTACAGTGAACAGATATTGCGGGTTGCCGGCACCGAACGCCCCGTGATAAATCACATTGTCAATACCGACGGTCGCCATCGGCGGGTTCAAAGAATCGGGGATGAACTCGATCACCCGCAAACCATCAATGTTTGCGAGCGCCTCACGGAGACGTTTCGATACCTGTGAAACGGTTGCGACAGCCATCAGAGAATCCCGACCGGGTCCTTCCGATAGTTCTGCACCAGCGCCGCAGCTGTCGGATGCAACGCTGACCGCAACCGGAGGATGCCAGTATCAGCGAACGGTGTCGCGCCGAACGGTGCATCAGCAGACTTGAAAATGGTGATCGCCTGCAAAATGGCGGCCTGCTTCACCGCAGACGGCACCGCAGCCCAACCCCACTTCGCAGTCACCTTCACCGTCACCCGCCCGTAATCCTGCGGAAAATACAGGCTGTTGACCGCCCGGATCGTATGGTACGGCCACGCCTCACCATAATTTTCCTGATTCAACGGCTCCAACTGATAATCGTCAGTCGTCCATGTTTGCGACCAGGTCCCATCCAAACCAGGGTCAGACTGGATCACCAGACTGGTCGTCGTATAGAAATCCTCGGTGAACGCCAAATCCCATGATTCCGGTGTGAACACTCGGGCAGACGCATTCGCATCCGTCGTGAACTGCCGTTGACAATACTGCTGGATCATCTGCGTCGCAGCCGAGCACGCCAACTCGATGCGCACATCGTCAACACTGTCAGGGATCGGAATCCCCAACGCCTCTTTCACATCATCAGAATCGCAGAGATTCGCCACAGCACAACCTTTCGACCAGAAACCAGACTACCCGACGGTGATAATCCCAAGCCCGTAACAACCCTCAACCCACTCCACATCAAAACCTCGAACAGCCACAAACTCTCGAACAGCCTGAGCCACCGGGAAATCCGGATCAGATTCCGGTGAAGCAGCCGGCCTCTGCAACTCGGTGTCATGCAACACGATCAACCCGCCAGGCTTCACCTTCCCCGCATACAACTCGAGTTCCGCTTTCGTCTGCTCATAAGTATGCGAAGTGTCAATGAACACAATGTCCACATCATCAGGTAGCTGATCCGATAACTGGAGATCATCGCCAACAAGCGGATACCAGAACGGTAAACCCTGCCATTCGACCGGCACAATCGGCGGGGTGATATCCACCGACCACACTTCCCCACCCTGCTCCTGAGCTGCCGCCAAAAACGCTGACGTCGAATCCCCTCGACGCACACCCAACTCGATCACCTTCACATACGGGGTCGACGCCAACTCGAACAGTCTCGGCAAATGATCACTGATATCCGACCCATGCTGAGCCCGACGAAAACATTCCTGCAACAAATTCATGATCACGTCCTATCCGAATGCCGACGAATCTTAAACAACGGGCTACCCCTCAAACCGCCTGACAGCAACCGTACATCCAAGCCACAGCGTCGCAACACCACCGGCAACGACAACTGATCCTGCACAGTCCACCGGCAAATCTCATCCAACCACAACTGCCCGAACTGGCGCACCCTCGTCGAATCACGCATCACGAACAAGCCGGCAGCCCACAAGCCCCAAGTGTCCGGATGCCCGGCAGAAACATACGATGACGCCTGCTCAACCACCAGTTCACCCTGATATTTCGGCAGATCAGCAGACACAGCAGCCTCAACCTTGATACTCGTACGATCAGGATGAGGATGGAAAGCAATATCACCGTCACCTAAATCATCGATCATCCGCTCCACCAAAGTTCGGTCAGGGAAGATCGATCCGTCCAGCCAGACGAACAGATCAGCGTCAGCGAACTCCCACGGTCTGCACTTCGCAAACTTCCCGACAAGTCGAGGGTCAATCCCGCCACGGTCCACACGCACATGTTCGAACTGGCGAGGAACATTCACGAGGCCATCCGTGACCATCACATAATGGCAATCAACACTCTGCTCAACCCACACCGGTTCGTCATACCCGCCGAACACCGCCGAAACGACAGCAACTCTCACCGGGCAGAGAACTTCCTAAACCGAGCCTTGAAAAGCTTCTCATCCTCTTGCGATTTGTCAGCACCCAAGTCATACACAGCATCATTCGGCGCTTTGCCAACCATCGGGTGCACATGCTCCACTTCAGACCCCAAAGCGACCTGGAACACACCGTTCTGTTTCGCCACAGTCACCAGTTCATCATCCACAAACCAATGGTGATACCCCTCATGGCAGAGCACACCAGGCCCATCCCACGATGCACCCTTCTCCATCACATAAGCACGCTCAACGAGCATGTGAGTCGCATGTTCACCACGCATCACTCGAGGATTCGCCAGGTCATTCGTTCCGACAACCTTCGCCTTGTATCGGCGGGCGACCTCGAAACAATGATCTAGCCAGCCTGGTCGGAACTTGACATCATCACCGGCCAAGAAAACCCACTGAGCTTCAGAGAGCGCTGAGAGCTGGTCGAACGCAAAGTTCGCCTTCTTAGCAAAACTTCCAGAATGAAATAGAACATTCCCACCATAAGAACGAACCTCATCAGCCTGAACATCATCACCTTCCTCACACACGAACCATGCTCGAGCCAACCCGGTCGAAGCACGCAACGACTCCATGAACGGTTTCACATTCTGAGGCCGATGCAACACCGGCACAATCACATCCACCAGTTCAGTCGCCGGTGGCGCATAAAACGACTGCCAGAAATCCGATTCACCCAACCACAAGTTCTTCAGATGGGTAGTGCGAATCCCCGTATGAATAAACAACGGGATATCCAACGCCTGACAACGCACAAAGAAACTGATGTCCTCACCGATCAAAGAACCATCGGTTCCACGCACCCGATCGAACCAGCATTCACCTTCAGATTCGGCGATCCGCTCAAACACTGAACGATGAATCACAATGAACGCACCGCCAGTCGCAGCACACTCAACCAGCGAATTCACCGGGAAATGGGATCGGCCTGTGAACCGCCAATGCCCATCATCATGCTGAACCCAATCAAAGATCGTCGGTCGAGGCACACAACGGAACCCGTTCGACCCATCATCAAACGCTTCACGCTGAGCGAAACACAAACCTCCCACAATCGGACGGTCCACAGGGTCAGCCAAACTCAACAGCTGATCCAACGCCATCGGCTCAAAACCCATATCGGCATCAACCATGAACAGCCATTCACAATCAGACGCCAACAAAGCCTTACCAAGTTCGTTGCGTCCCTCAGGGATACCACCCGAAGCGCACTTGATCGACGCCCAACCGTTCAACCGACGATCATGCGCCATATCCCAGCCGACAAGACCCATCAGGCTCTTATGGAACGAAGTGCTCACCTCATGCGGATGCAAATAACCGACAAGAACATCACTTTTCGGTTGCACGCTTCACCTGACGCTTCACACCCGGCGCAGCCGTCGCCTGCTCAACCTCAGGCAACACAATCTTCGTAGCCGGCGTGGACTTCACAGCACGCTGACCCCGAACATTCGCAGGAGCAGACACAAACAAATCAGGGCGAGCCTTCACAAACGGATCAGACGCCCACCATGCCTCACCCTCCGACAAACGAACCTTCAACCCCGACGCAGGATCAACCAGCGTGCACGTCGACATAGCGAACACAACATCAGCCATCAGAAACCTCCAAACGTCGGGCCCTCCCCGACAGGCTCACTCTAGCCAAACAAGTCTTGTAAATAGCAAAAGCCCTCGGCACCGGAGCACCGAGGGCTTTCTCCCACTACCGATGGGATCACAGAGTGTCGGGAAGACCATCCTCAGTCGCCGCATTCGCAACAGCGGGCGCTCCACCGACATCAAGACCAGTCGTCGGAACCTGCGGTGTCACATCGATGAAACCAGCGATGCAATACAGCCAGCCGTTCGCCAAATCCGCACCGGACACGATCAGCGCACCAGCGATGAACACATCACCAGGGACCGAACGTGATACCGGATCAGCCGACCCGAACACAGTCGCAACATAACCAGACAGCATCGTGATACGAGTCAAATCTGTGTCTTCCAGTTCGTTCTGATCGAACGAACCGCGCACAACATGATCATTCACGATCGCCTTGGCGATAGCAGGATTGCCCGCAACATCACTGATCTCAAGATTCAGCTCATCAAGAACACCAGCAAGCACCGACTCGACAGGAGCGAAAACCGTGTAGTTCGGCTTTCCGTTGCCGTCAGTGTCAAGAGCGTCAGCTGCACCTGCAATCAGAACGATCTGCTCAAACAGTTCACCACCGTTATCGCTGCAAAGTCCGGCATCAATGCCTTCCCAAACAGTCGAATCAGCGTAACCAGCCGAAACAGGGACAACACTGGCGCCGATAACAGCTGCACCAGCGAGCATTCCAATAAGGATCTTCTTCATTGTTACCTCCGTCAGATGCGTAAGCATCGGGATGATTGGTCAATCGGAAACTCTATAAGGACTTCAACCGGCGAACAGTAAACGTCATGAAACCGTCATGTAAAAGCGAAAGCCCCCGGCACCGAAGTGCCGAGGGCCGACGCTGAAACCAGAATGGTTACTGGTTCTGGAGGAGTCGGAAGCCGAGGTCGTTCACGGAGTCGAAGCCGTGACGAGCATAGGCGTACCATCCACGCTGACCGGTCGGGCGACCGTTGGTGACACCGAACAACTGCGGGATGAACTCGAGGCTCATACCGGCCCGCTGTGCGATGACATAGTTCGAGAAGTCACCAACACAGAGGATGTTCGCAGCACCAGTCGTTCCGGTGAAGCTCGGAGCGTAATCGCTCAGAACAACCGGACGTCCGAACAGGGTGCCGGTTCCACCTTCACGCAGGTTCACCGTGTAGTAGGCGCCGCTCGAAGTCGAGGAGAACGTACGGATCTCGTTCTCGACATCGGTCGACATGACCCACGTTGCACGACTGCGGTAACGCTCAGGCAGTTCGCCCCAAACCTTCAACAGGTCGACCGCACCGAAAGCACCATCGGTGGTCACAACAACTTCGACGTTCGTGTTGGCGTCGAGTGCGGTGAAGATACCGACCGGGGTGGTTCCTGTCATGGTCTGCTTGGCGACGAGGTCGACATAGCCGGCATCAAGCAGGCGACGCATTTCCTCAGCGAAACCAGGGTAATCCATTCCCACTTCAAGCGAGTAGGGGATGAATCCGGCAGCCTTGTAGGTGACCACGTTCGGCTGGGCGAGTGTCGCCGAATCGTCCGAAACCTCAGAGGCTTCAGCGTCATACGACCAGGTCACACCAGCGGACGAAACACCCTTCCACTCATCGGTCGTGATCGTGATCACGCGTGCGATGTTGAGGATCGGGGCGTCAGCGGCACCTGAGGTGAGGATGATCGTCGGGTCGATGAGGACCGGCAACCCGAATCCACCAGCCGAATCAGGGCTGATAGCAGCTGCACGGAACTCGTTGATCGCCTGAGCTTCCTCAGAGGTGAACGCCGGGTTCTGCTGGGTGGCACCCTTGACGAAGGCCGAACGGTAAGCATCGTTCTCGGTGAGGAGGAGACGCTTAGCGATCTGGCTGCCGTCGGTGAGCTCGGAACGGGTGTTGATCAACTTGTCAACATTGTCGAGCTGACGAGGAGCAAGCCCACGGCTGTTCGTGTCAAGAACCTTGAGCGCTGCATCACGGATTTCGCCACGCGAAGCGGAACGAACATCGATTGCAGTCTCAGTCTTGCGCATGATCTGGGGTGCGTCGAAGCCGGCGGCACGCTCAACAACAGCGGACTTCGCTGCGTCGATGCGGGACTGACGGGCTTCGACCTCGGACAGTTCACCCTTACGGGCGTCGAACTCGTCCAGGACGGCCGTGAGACG